GTTCCTGCCGATCGACCCGATGACGGACTGCGACATCAACGAGATGTCGGATTTCGTAAGAGCCGAGCAAATGTACGCCGCGTTGCGTGGACTCAAAGCTCATGGGTGAACTCTACCGCCTCGACTTCGCATCCGGTAAGTCGTACATCGGGGTGTCTTTCACAAACGCTCAAGCAAGATGCGCGGCGCACGCACGACAAGCACTGCGAAACAATAAGCAACTTGTGTATCTGGCGTGACGAAAGTACGGCGCCCCGAAACTTGTAGTTCTGGCTGTGCTGCCTCGCGAAGAGTTGTTGCCTTCAGAGGAACGGGCCATAGCGGCGTTCGGCACCTTTCGTCCGAACGGATACAACATGACCACCGACGGAAGTTCCCCGCCGATCGTGACGCCGGAGACGGGTCGAAAAATCTCTGCCGCTTTAACAGGGCGCAAGCTTTCGGAACAACACCGCAAAAACGTGGCCGCAGCAGCCTTGGGACGCAAGCACACGCCGGAGGCGCGCAGGAGTATCTCTCGCGCGCAAATGGTGAAGGTCATAACGCTGGAACATCGCGCGAAACTGGCGGCAGCCAAGCTGGGCACGAAGCGTCCGCTGGAAATACGTCGGAAGATGTCTGAATCCCAAAGGGCTCGCCGCGCCGCAGAGGGCTGCACGCCACAAAGATGGAGGTATCCATGAGTCCCCAAGAACAAGCGTGGTCAGGAGAGTTCGGCAACGCCTACACGAACCGCAACCGCGTGGACTGGCGCGCGCGCATCCCGTTCTGGACGCAGGTGATCAACGAGACCGGGGCGCGCTCGGTGTACGAGTTCGGCTGCAACTCCGGGTGGAACCTCTCGGCTATCCGCCGGGCGTTTCCGGATGTGCAGCTCGCGGGCGAGGACATCAACCCCGTGGCGCTTCAGCAGTGCGCGCTGGCTGGCTTCGCGGCTTCTGTATCGCGCCCGGGTATGTACGACCCAGAGCCGCGCGAGCTTGCCTTCACCGCGGGCGTGCTGATCCACATCGCGCCGTCGAACCGACAGGCCTTCATGCAGCGGGTAATCGATGCAAGTGCGCGTTGGGTGCTCGCTATCGAATACGCGTCCGACGAGGAACAGGAGATCGACTATCGCGGGCAACGCGGGCTGCTGTGGAAGGGTTCGTTCGGCAAGCACTACGAGGCGCTCGGGCTGAAGCTGCTCGCCGAGTGGGAGGCGAAGGGCTTCGACCGTTGCACCGCGTGGCTGCTGGAGAAGCCGTGAAGCGCTGCCTGCGCTGCCTGCGCTGCGTGATGCCAGACACGCGTCCGGACACCCCGTTCATCGACGGCGTGTGCTCAGCCTGCACGACGTTCGGCCGAAGGGCTGACGTGGACTGGCAGGAACGCATGCGGCTGCTGCTCGAGCTGCTGGATCGCCATGGCGGCCGCTGCATCGTACCGAGTTCCGGCGGCAAGGATTCGACCTACCAGGTGCTGCGGCTGCTCGAGCTCGGCGCCGATGTCACGGTGGTGACCGCAACCACCTGCCACCTCACGCCCACGGGGCGGGCGAACATCGACAACCTCGCGCGCTACGCGCGGACGATCGAGGTGACGCCGAACCGCGCAGTGCGCGCGAGACTGAACCGGCTCTCGCTGGAGACGGTGGGCGACATCAGCTGGCCCGAGCACGTCTCGATCTTCACCACGCCGTTCCGCATGGCGGTCGACCTCGGCATCCCGCTCATCTTCTACGGCGAGAACCCGCAGGCCGAGTACGGCGGGCCTCCGGGATCGGACGAGGCGCGCCAGATGACCCGGCGCTGGGTGTCGGAGTTCGGTGGGTTCCTCGGGCTTCGGCCTGTGGACATGACGGTGATGGTCGGCGAGCGAGCGATGCGCGACTACCTTCCGCCCTCGGACGGTGACATCCGCGACATCGGAGTCGAGGCGCACTTCCTCGGGCACTACGAGCCATGGGACAGCGAGCGCAACGCGAAGGTCGCAACCGACCACGGCTTCCGGTTCAAGCGCCCGAGCCCCGCGAACTGGTGGCAGCACGAGAACCAGGACAACGCCCAGACCGGGCTGCACGATCACTTCATGTGGCTGAAGTACGGATTCGGCCGCGGCTGCCAGCAGATCAGCGTGGACGTGCGCCATGGCCGGGTGAGCCGCGAAGAAGCCCTGCAGTGGGTCGAGGCCTGCGACGGCATCTTCCCCGACGACTACGCCGGCGTGAGCCTGGGCGCGGTGCTGGATCGAATTGACATCGACTTGGAGGACCTCGATCGAATCGTTGGGCAGTTCACCAACCGCGACATCCATGGTTAAGCGCCGCGTGATCCCGACTCTCCTTTGCCGCGGCCGCACGCTCGTGAAGGGCGAGCGATTCAACTCTTGGCGAACGGTGGGCGTTGTCGCGCAGGCGGTGCGGATTCACCAAGCCCGGCAAGTCGACGAGGTGTGCCTGCTCGACATCGCGGCCACGGCGGAATCTCGCGGGCCGGATCTCGGGCTGATCTCGGAGCTTTCCGAGAGCCTCTTTTCTCCGCTAGCCGTCGGCGGGGGAATCAGGTCCGTGGAGGATGCCGAAGAACTGCTGCGCTCCGGGGCGGACAAGCTGGTCGTCTGCAGCTCGGGGCCAAAGATCATCGAAGACATCGCCCACAGGTTCGGCTCGCAAGCGGTGGCCGCTGCGATCGACGCGAAGTGGGAGCAGTTCGATGGCGGGTGGTTCGCCAAGACCCATTGCGGCTCGAAGTGCACGAGCGCCCCGGCCGTGGACTGGGCACGGGTCTGTACCGATGCCGGCGCCGGCGAGATCCTGCTCACCGCGATCGACCGGGAGGGGACACTGCTTGGCTATGACCTCGACCTGATCCGCCAGGTGCGCGCGGCGGTGAAGGTCCCGCTGGTCGCGCACGGTGGCGCAGGAATCTACGAGCACATGCTCCATGCAATCCAGGCCGGCGCTGATGCCGTTGCTGCAGGCGCCATGTTCCAGTTCACTGACCAAACTCCGCGTGGCGCCGCCGAATACCTGGTGAAGCACGGAATAGACGCTAGGCTCGCATGAGACTTCTCAAGCTCACCGGCATTGGGCATCCCGACATCGACGAAGGGCGGCAGGAGGCGGTCTTCATCGACCCGAGCCGTATCCTCGTGATCGAACGGGCACACACCGCACACCTCAAGGAGCGGAGCTCGGAGGAGCATCGCCAGGCGCTGCAGCAGCTCTGGGAGGAAGTGCAGCGCGTCAACGACGAGGCCGTGGCGATGCCAAGGACCCTCATGCCCGAGAGCGAGCACGAGGCAAGGCAGATGGATCGGTGGATGTCCGCGCGGGAGGCGTCAGCCTCGCTCAATGCTGCCTACGGCCTGGTCTCGCGTGCGCTGAACCAGCCGGCCTACCACCCTCGGATCTACTGCACCTGCGTGCAGCTCGCGTGCGGCACGGGCTTAGAGCACGGGGTCATGCTCGCACGCGTCTTCGTTACGGAGACTCCCGAGGAAGTGGCGTCGCAGATGGAGCGGTGCCTGTGAACGCCCCGAGCACCTCGCTGCATGCGCGGGTGCTGCTTCATAACGAGGTCGGCTACGACTACTCGCGGACGGTGCTCGAGATCAACCATCGCGCCGGCTGGAGCTACGAGCGCATCGCCGACTTCTGCGGCTACGAGAATCGCAGCGCGATCGCGCGCGTCGCCACGAGGGAAATGGTCCCGAGTCACCCCAGGGGCGAGGCGCTCTATATCCTGTACGTCGAGCTCTTCGGTCGAAAGCCGCCGCTAAATGTTGCTGATACTCAACAACCCGTGACGACATAGCGCCTACCCTTCGCTCGCGTGGGCTAGGGCCCGTGCGGGTTTTTCCTCCTGAACTGCTTCGCCGGCCTCGAGCCGGCGTTTTTTTAGGGCGGAATGGGCGCAAACGGAAACGTGAAGTTCGATCGCGCGATCTGCAAGCGGGCGAAGCTGCTTTGCCTGCTCGGTGCGACCGACGCGCAGATGGCGAAGATCTTCGGTGTGGCCGAATCGACGTGGAACGCCTGGAAGCTGAAGCACCCGGAATTCGCCGAGGCGCTTTGCGAGGGTAAGGACGAGGCGGACGCTAAGGTCGCGGCGAGCCTGTACCAGCGCGCCATCGGCTACCGGCACATCGACTTCAAGATGTTCCAGCACGAGGGCAAGGTCATCACCAAGCGCTTCGTGAAGCACTACCCGCCAGACACGATGGCGGCGATGTACTGGCTCAACAACCGCCAGCGCCTGAACTGGGCGCAGCGCCAGGAAGTGACCGGCGCCGGCGGCGGGCCGCTCGAAGTGAAGGACGTCACCGACATCGAAGCCGCGCGCGCCATCGCGTTTGCCATGGAAGAGGCGCGCCAGGTCCTCCAGAAAGCGCAGCGCAGCTCCAAGGAGAAGGAGAAGACATGAGAGCTTTCGGATCGAACGACCCACTCAACCAGTGTCCGATCGTCCCGGACACCAGGCTCTCGCTCCTGCTGACCGCGGCGTCGGCGCAGGCCTTCAACTGGCCATCGAGCGATGCGCAGATCGTTCGCATCAGTGTGGGCTCGACGATTTCGGGAGTCACGGGCCCGGTGTTTTTCGATTTCGCTTCCACCGGCGCTGCCTTGCCTACGACTGGTGGGGTGGTGTCGACCCTGGGGAGCTCGGGCGGCATTGCGGTATCGGTCGGTCAGCCGCGCATCTATCAGCGCGTCGCAGATTCGACCGGCTTTTCGCTCATCGCCGGGTCGTCTTTTTCAGTGTGCATGGAGTTCTGGCACAAGTGATTTTTCGAGGAGAGCGCCGCGGGACGATTCCCGCACCTTCGCAGCAGCCTTCGGGCGAGCAACGATAAAGAAGGAGCAGCAAAATGGCACTGACACTCACCACCATCCAGAACAGCGTCCTCACGTCGATATACGGCCGGCGGCTCGGCCTGGATTCGAACGCGCGTCTCGTGGGCCCGCGCGGCTACGTGCTCGAGATCGAGGACATCACCTCGACGGTCGCGACAACCGCATCGGCTTTCGGCCTCACGCGAGTGATGACCTCGGGATCTTCGCAGGGCCCGACGCAGCACAACCTGCCGGCGCCCACTGCCGGAGTGGAAAAGATCATCGTGATGACCTCGACGTCGACCGGATCGCAGCAGTTCCTGTCCACGCCGAACGGCGCCGCGATCTATTCGTCCGCCGGCACCACGGCTGGCTTCATCAACTTCGTCGGCCCGGGCGGATACGTGCAGCTGATCGGGCTGTCGACGACCGCGTGGGCGGTGAAGGCGCACTCGGTCACGACCTTCAGCTCGGCGACGTAAAGAGCAAACGGGGTGGGGCCGACCGACTTCGGCCCCGCGTTTTTCTGAGGAGAGAAGCGTGAGAATCGCTTGCATGGGCTCTGCCCCGAGCTCGGTA